TAAAGGTATTATTAATTACTACTGGTATTGGAGGTGGAGGTGGTATACGAACAACAGTTGTTGACTGTTCAAGTGTATCGACTACACCACTGGTTGTGTATACAGCCTCGGCAGAAGTAATTGAAACTTCACCTAAACCATTTATTGAATTATTTGAACTTGAAGTAAGCCTAAATGTTTTACTTCCATTTGTAAATCTTAAAGGAGGGACTGGATCTTCTAATGGATCTCTAAAGAAGAATGATCCTTTAACATCTCCAAACACATCAGAAATTAACCTTATTCCACTTCCAGAAGAAACAGACGCTTGAGCATTACTTGTTCTTCCAACGATTACAACATCATTACCAGTTCTTACATATCCTGAAAATCTTCCCTGTGCTTCTTCTGCCAAAGAATCAATATCAATATTTAAAATTGTTGATGAGGCAGAATATGCTGTTTGTACTGATACATCCCTATCATATGGATTAGTGGTGTATATTTTACTTGGTGTATTTGTATCTCCAGATTTGTGATTTGGTTGACAAATTCTAAAAGATGCTAATTGTAAACTTCCAGCAAAAACATCAACTGTTTCACCTTTAGTAAACACACCACTTGTCATATTAATTTCTAATAATTTTGGAATAACATCAATTCCACCTGTGCTATCAAAGAAAGAATAAAATCTAGTGAACGGTTTTAATCCATGTGCATCAAAAGCAACATTTCGAGAACGAATATGAGTATCTGGCACACTACTTATTTTAACTTCACTGACAATTGTTCCTTCAGCATCACCTAAAACAGTTCTTTCTTCTCCCTGAACAACAACGTTTCTTACCCAGTTATCGGACTGTGGATTTAATGTAATTCTACCTGAAAATACAACTATGTTAAATGGATTAACATTTTCTATTCTAGATGCTAAAGGTTGATTTAATAATTCAACTTCTTCATAATCAAGAGTAATTAAATCACCAGTTTTTTTAAGATTTGAATCTAATAGTGCTAAATCTGAAGCAAAATCTGCAGTATCAGTATTGATTGATGGTTCTAATCCTAATTCTGGTTTAAGTGTATATAAATTGATTGGTGTATTCAATTCTTGTAAATTTCTATCTACATCAACATTACAATCTGGATCGGAAATATCTAAGAATGTATTATCAGCAAAATCATCTACAAAGAATCCAGTTTTAAATCTATCAAAACCATCAGAATCTTGAACTTGTAAAGTTTTTGTACTTAATTCTAAAATACTTAAAGAAGTTAAAGTTTCTAAATTTTCTACACGATCTTCTATTTTTCCAATATCTCTCATTGTATATCTTCTATTATCCACTGTTGATATTACAGCGTCTTTAGGATCATAAAGATATGCTGGTAGTTTTATAGTACCTATTGTCATCGAATCTTCTGAACCAGACGGTTCTTTAGGATCAAGGGAAGATATTCCTTTAATTAAAGAAAAATCACCTCTGCTTGTAAGAACTAATTTATCAATTCGAGGAAGATAGAAACTATATCCCACAAATGAACTTTCATTTGGAGAAACAACTAGTGGTGGGTTTTGAGTTGATTGGAAATTTCTACTTACATATCCAAAAGGAGATGCAGTTGCTGTTGATGGATCAAAAGTAGAAACTCTAGGTCTAAAATCAAGTATATCAGAAGCTCTCTTACCATTTGGTAAAATTGGAATATCTTTCGTAAATCTTTCCTGTGGATAAGAATCTACTGTATAAACATCCCCATCATCATTTGCTGGAACTTGATAAGAATTGTGTATAATTAATAGTTGTCTTGCTGGTGCGGGTAATCCAGTTTTTCTAACAATTTTAGAATAATCATAATATTGAAGTTTTTGCCCTTTATCCAATTCATACTTATTTGATATATCCAAGAAACTTCCTGTGGTTATATCTTGAAGATTGGTTACAATATTTGATTCTTCAAAGGTAATTGATTCTCCAATTTGGAATTTATTCTGTGTTAAATATACAATTTCAATTTCAGTAGCGGAAGATTGTGTTGCTAACTGTGCAACTGCCCCACTTTCTGCACCTCTTACTCTCTCACCCAAAATTGATGTGGTGTTAAGACTTAATCCAGAAACAAAAGTTAATTTATCTAAAATTGGAGCAGATGTATCCAAAGATTCATAAACTGCTACAACTTCTACCACGTCTGGAACATTTAAAGATATTTCTTCATCTTCAATTCTAAGACCATAGAAAGCACTTGTAGATAATCCAGATATTGTTGTTGCTGCTGAACCAACAACTTTATTCACAGTTACTTTATTACTTCTAACAAACTCTTTTTGTTTATTTTTAATTCCTATTTTTTTAATAGTTGATGAAACAACAGCATTAGTTAAACTTGCTTCCATTCCTTTCAATGTTACAACATTACTTGTAATTGAAAACTGGTCTGATGATAAAGTTTCAATAATTCCATTACTTTTATGAACAGAATATCTTGCTGGATCATATGTTTCATAAAATCCTGTGCTTATACCAGTAGCATCGGATAATGAAAAAGTCATATCGCCACTACCATCGGTAGATTCACCTGTAAGTTGTTTTGATACTAATAAATTTGAACCAGATAAATTAACATCTGAAATATTTGCATCTGGTAGTGGAGCAAACAATCCAGATTTTTCAGAATCACTAATAGTTGGAACTTTTAGTGATAAGGTTGTATTTAACGCACTAGTAGGTAATCCACCAGTACATATTCCAGCTACAGTGCTAATACCAGTAACTGTCATACTATCACCACTAGGATCTATATCTACAACCCTATTCAAAGATTCATCAGAAAAGGAACTACCAGTTTGTGTATATCCAATAATACTACCTGTTGCAATTCCTGTGAATTTTTTACCAGGACATGTGATAGTTGTTAAAGAGGTTGCTGGTACTGGTGCTGAAAATTGAAATACGTCTGTTAAATTAAATCCAGGTAATGTTTCTCTTTGAAGAACCACATCACCAATAAAATCTGCTGTAAATCCAGCAAAACTTGAAGCATCTTGATATACTGATTTAATATCTTTGATACCAAAAGTTTCAAAACTTTTAATTGATCTAGAATGTTGTGTGCTTCCATTAATACTTATTTGCTCACCTTTTAAGAAAGTTCCTGAAGTTTGAGTAAGAGTAACCACAGTTCCAGTGGTAAATCCTGTTACATATCCAGTAGCACCGCTATTTAATCCTTTTATGTAAGAAGTATTTGGTAATACATTTTGATTTATAGAGGTATTTAATGTTAATTTGGTAAATGTTTGAACATCATAAAGGTATAAATCCCATGATGATGTATTATTTAAATATGGTTGATCTGCTAGGTTAAACGCATATACTCTTGCCTCTCCTATTAGTTCTCCAGAACTAGCATTTGTAACACCAGCTCCAACATCTCTTCTATGTCTATGTAATTTAACTATAGACTGTTCATTGATTGAAATTTTTGGTGCTCCAAAAACATTATTAAGTTTTAAACGAGTTCCTAGTTCAAATGGAATTAAAGTTCCCTCATTTGTTTGCTTATCTCTTGGTTTTTCTACATCAAGAACTGTTGTTCCTGATTTACTAATATCATATCCTTTTACATAAGCTTTTCCAGCAGATGCCTTTACACACATTAAATCATCTGATGGTGTATTACCATCATCTGTTACTTGTGATGATAAAAATACACCTTCTTCAGAAACACCATCATTTAATGAATTTGATACTTCAACTTTAAAATTATTGAGTGAATAGTTACCAGATTCCTCAAAAGTTCTTTTTGCAAAGTAATCTTTAATTATGTTATATTCAGTTGGAGTTTTAATTTTTTTAACTTCACCTAAATCTAATTTTATAATTTCAACAAAACTCTTATCATTATAATCATCTAAATTTTTCTTACTTAAAACTGTAGATATTTTTAATCTATCGGCACCTGGTGCTGCGAAATTAGAAAAACCTCTTGCATTATCATATAGAGATTCATCATCTTTCGCACCAATTATTTCTTCCTGTATTGTTAATCCAACTCTATATGATGGTGTATTTGTATATGGATCTAAGATAATTTTATCACTTGCTACATCCACAAAAGAACCACGAATAAAATATACTCCACTTGATATACCAACAGCACTTCCAACATATGATGAGTCTAATGGAATTAATGTCGCAACACTATCACCAGCATTTACTGGAGTATTTCCATATACAAATGATTCCTCTGTTAAAAGATTTTCTCCATCTTCAAGAGAACCAGCTTCATTGTTAGTGCCAGATGCTACATATTTGATAAAAAGAGTTACGTCTGTAATATCATTTGAATCTGAAGGTAATCTACAATCTTCAACATATACAACTACTCCAGAATTTTGTCCTTTTAATCTTTTTCCTTTTAAATTTTCAAGATATAAGGTTACGGGAAGTCCTAAGTGATCTGATAATAATTTAATTGAATAGTATTGATTGTCAAAAGCTATGTTTCCAGGAATCACCATTGATCCCTCTTTAAACATATGATTACCGAAAGATTCTACTTGATTTTGTAAAGTAGATTGTAAAGTCGTTAGTTCCCTAGCTTGAACTGGATAACCTGGTCTGAATAAGACTTTATAAAATTGCTTATCCTTACTGAAATCATCATAATAAGGACTTATATTTAAATTGGTTTTCTGTGGCATTTTTTAAAATTCCAAGATGATTTTAACGTCTTCTTTTTGTCGAGCATTTCGAGTTATCAACGACCTATTATCTAAGTAAATTATTTCACCAGACCCTTTATTTATCTCTGGTTCAGAAAGACCATCAGTAAACTCAGTTCCTAGACTAATTAATTTTGTTCCAGTTGGATTTGTGGTAATTCCACTAAATGTTGTTTGAATTTCACCAGTAAATCCACTCCCACCAGCGTTAGCTTCCACGTTTGCTGGAATAGCACCACCTGTTGTATCATTATCAAAACTGTAAACTATCGCATCATTTGAAACACCAAGACGATCTGTTTGGTCAAATTCTGTTGGGTGAAAATATAGAGAACGATCTTGATAGTATTTCAAAACTTTTGTATCATCATCAAATGATGCTACAATTCCATATGCTTTATTTCCATTAGGAAGTTGTTGATTAATAACTTCACCTATATTTGGAGACTTTGTTGTGCTGTCAACAAATTTAATTGCTCCTAAAGATGAGAATGAACTTCCAGTATATACATTAGTTGATCCAATTGAAGTAGGATTTTTAACAATACCTACTTGAGCAAATTTAGTATCAATAGGAAAATCTTTATCTTTATCATCAAATCGTGCATAAAGTAAAACTTTGTCAGTTCCTAATTCCTTATACACGTCAGATCCATGACCTTTTGATGGAGGTATAATTGGAATTAATTTTGAAAATACGCCTCCAGCGTTTGTATTTACGCCTGTATTTAATGTTCCTAAATCAACTATTCCAAAACTATATCCTTTACCACCAGAGGAAACTACAGCATCTGTAATTTTACTACCAACAACATCTAAAACAACTCTACCTCCTGATCCATCACCTAGAATACTCACTTCTTGACCTAAACCATCTTTGTATCCATTTCCTTGATTGTCAATATATACTTTTTTAATTTGGTTGCCATTAATTGTAGAATCACCATTCTCTCTAACTGCTTTAATTTGAGCATTGTCTGATGTAGACCAATTACTTGGAACTGAAATAAAGTCTGTTGAATCAAATTTTATAATATCACTTGGAGAGACAGTAAAAAGATATTTCCAAATATATCCATCTCCACTTTCACCAGCTCTAGATGGTTCTAATCCAGTAAATGTTGGTTCATCTTGAGAAGCATTTCCAGTAGTATTAATTCCTGAAGAACCATTGTCAATACAAACATAAACATTAAAGTCTTTGTTCATTACAAAATAATCAGCATCATATAATCTTTGAGCATCTGATACTGGTGCTGGATTTTGTGAATTATAATCATGACGATACATGTTATATCGAGTTCCAGCAGACCAGTCTCTTCTTTTGATTAGTCTTCTAATATTATCACTTGTGACTCTTTTACCAAAAATCATAGTGTCAGAGATATGATTTACATCGTTAATACTATCTTCTGGAACTGGAATATCATTATTCCAAGAATCATCATCTGCCTTTCTCCCATAACCATCTCTTCCTGGATCTGTTAAACCCAAAAAGATATAATAAGAATTTGCAGAATTCTCTACAGTCTCTATAAAGTTGTTAGCATTTAGAATTCTAAATTGATCTGTTACAATTGCAGCCATATTATTAGCTTTTTTCTATATTTATACCATTAATTGTTATGTATATAACCATCACTAAGAAACGATGCCAACAGCACCAGTATCATTAAATCCATCACCCCTTCTTTGAATGGTTGGGAATGTGGTTATTCCAAGTGCTGTGGACAACCCAATTGTTGATCTAGTGACACCAATAGATATTGGTGTTGTGCTTCTTGTGATTCCAGTTAATCGACCCCAACTGAATTTACCAAGTGGTGTTGGACTTTGACTATTAATTCCAACAGGACTTACAGTTGCTATACCAGCAGCATTATAATTTCCAATTGTTGATGTAGTAAGACCTGTGTGTACAAAGCAAGTAACAAGACCTCTGGTTCCATCATAACTAATTTCTTTGATGCGATATACACAATCTAAGAAAGTTGTACCAATACCAACAACATTATTGTTGTTATTATTCCATAGAGATGTTACACCAGATCCAACAACCGTATCATAAATGTAAATAGGATAATTAGGTTCTAAACCATTATAATCTCCACTATCTTTACTTAGATAAAATTCTAATGCTAATTTAGTGGCTGTTGGTCTTGTCGTACTGATTCCTGTAATAATACCTGAGAATCCTTCAACAGACGTAATATTTTCAATTAATTCAGTTTGTAGGAATGGTGTGGGTGCGATGACCTGTGGTGGTATATCTGAAGTATAACCAAAACCTGGATTTACAATTGTGGTTGTAGTAATACCACCATTAGTTATTGTTGCTGTTGCTGTTGCTGTTGTTCCAACTCCAACTCCAATTCCAGTAGTTGGAATACCAATAACCAAAGAAGTTGAGGATCCAACATATCCTTGACCCCCATTTACAATTGACAATGAACTTATAGTTCCAGCAGCAGAAACAATGGCAGTAATCGCAGCTGCTACTAAACTACCAGATGGAATAACTAGACCATCTGTTTTACCATCAGCGATTAGACTTCCTGATGGTCCATAGATTTCCTTTTCAACATCAAACGATTGTGCATTGTCAACAAATATATTACTATCAGTAGATGAAACATCTCCAATAATTTTAACTGTTGGGAAAATTTGAGGTTCATAAAGATTTCTGTTTTTATGAACAATTTCTCCCTCAATTACTTTATTTACTTTTTGTTTTGCCCATTTTAAAGGTCTAAATTTACCACCTATATTTGGTTCAATGCCTTGACCAAAATATAAGTTTGTTTTTAATTGATCCGATTGATGTAAACTTGTAATTGTTCTTGAATCTTGTGATGGTTTAGGATTAGAGAATTTACCCTTTAAGAGTGTCACATCATCTCCTTTCTTTAAAGATTGTCTTATGGTAACTAATTCACTATCTACACCAACTGTTCCCCTGTAGAAAAATATATCAATATTATCGTTTATTGTTGGAGGTACAGCAAATATAATAGAAGTACCACCCTCAAATATGTAAGATTCACCAGGATTTTGAAGAACTCCATTAACAAAAATTAAAAGTAGTGGTTCTAATTCTATTAGTGATGATAATGGATCATTCTTATCTGTTTCAAAACTTACAATATCTCCTTCATATATTAATGGGAATCTTGTTCTTTCACCATCTTGTAGTGAGGATATTGAATCAATATAATCAAATTCTCCAAAATCCCATGATGAGAATTTATCTGTAAATGTTTCAGTAACAGTAAATTCTAAATCACTCACTAATTGTGAAAGTTGAGATGATGTAACTAATCCTACTGGTTTAAATACATCTCCAACTTCATATCCAAAACCTGGATTTACAATTTTAAATGATTTTACTGCGACTAAAGTTGTTCCAATTCCAACTGAAGTTCCTGATCCAACTTCAACACTAACTAAAGTTCCATTTCCAAGTTCTGTAGTAGCACCAACTCCTAGTCTAGAAACTCCAACTACTGGTAAATTTTCATATGAAGGTGGAGATACTGTTATCACTGGATTGACATAACCACTTCCACCACTTGTAATATCAAAAGTTAATGTTCCACCAGCACCAA